CGCCCGAACGCAGGCCAGTCTCACCGTGGTAGAGAGGAACGCGCTTGGGGATGATCCTGCCTTCGGTAGTGCGCCTTCCGCGCATCGCCTGGGCAGGGCCACCGGCCATGCGGTGCATGTAGGAGTTGAGGTTGCGCTGGTGATCGTTCCACCGCTGCGACTCGCGGCGGGCGTTCTCCATCTCCCGTCGCCGGTACTGGTCGGCGTTCGGGAAGACGTATCCCGACTGTCGCGGGATGAAGACCTCGGGGCGCTTTTCGCCCACGATGTAGGGCTGGCCGGAGGTGACCGGGCCGCCGTACTCACGACGCTGCGGACCCTTGCGCACCGACCGGGTGACGCGCTCCTCGGAGGTCTGCTGGGAGGTGCCGTACATGTCCGCGACGACCGATCCCAGCATGGTCTTGATCGAGGCCATCCCCTCCTTGGACAGGACGGGGTCGATCGTGACCGGGATCGCACCCAGACCGCTCGTGATCTGGGTGCGGAGTTCCTTGATCGCTGCCTTGCTGACGGTCAGGTTCACCGAGACGTTGGTCGATCCCTGGGCAGCAGAAGACCGGGAGGGGGACGAACCCCCTCCAGCCACCTGGCCTGCTCCTGATCCAGCCTGCTTGGCCTGCTCCTGGAGCGTGTTCATACGGCTCTCGGCATTGCCGAGGCCCGTCATGAACTCCCCAGCCTCGAGCGTGAGCTTCACGCCGATGCTGCTGATCTCTCCCGTTTCGCCAGCCATCGGATCTCCCGACCGCTACACCGACTCTCCCTTGAAAGTCTCAGCGTTGAACTCGACCACCTCTTCGGGCGTGGCGCCGCGTTCGGCGGGGGTGCCCTGGTCGTGGACCTTTACCCAGTCCTCGCGCAAGGCGAGGTAGAGATGAAAAGGGAGGGCTGCTACCTCGTGAGGCCACTTCCCGTACCAGCGAGCGATACGGAAAATGAGGTCACGAGTGGTCAGGCGTTTCCCGGCTCAACCTCGCTCGCAGTGTCATCGGCCTTGACTTCCGGCTCGTCGCCGTAGTGCATCCTGTTGACGGTCTGGTTGAGCTTGAGCACCACGCGCATGGGCAGTCCGACGAGAGACTCGGGCGTGAGCTTGGGCTCGACCGAGCAGCGGATGACCATGAGCTTGAGGAGCAGGGAGTTGTCGACCGTCTCCTGGTCCTCGCCCGTGATGGGGTTGGAGACGCTCCTGGTGGCCTTCTTTACCAGCTCGTCGTAATCCCCGATCGACAGCTCGCGAAGGCGGTAGGTGGTGCCCCGGATGAAGACCGTCTCCTCCAGGAAATCAGGTGTCAGAGTTGCGGTTCGCGACATTGAGGGTGACTCCTTCGATCAGAAGGCTCCGCCCGGTGAGGACCGTTCGCATCCCCGGGACCTGTTCGAGCCTGTACTGCTTGAGTGGACTGATGTTCACGACGACTCGCTTGGTGTACTCGTCGTCGTCCCAGAGAGCGTTGCTGACGAATGAAAGAACGGCATGAAGATCGTAAAGGCCCGCATCCGGTCCTTCATCTCCACGCCGTTGCAACGTCCAGTTCTGGATTTCCCCGACCTTGGCCCCAAGGAAGGGGATGTCGATGATCCCTGCCGGCTTGAACGTGCCGGAACGGATCGTCTTGAAGAGGTATCCCATCGCCATCCTTCAACGCGAGATTGCCGAGGCAGAGTGCGGCCAGGAGGGGCTTTTTCTCAAACTGCCCCGGCCTTCTCGCGGATGTTACGGGGGAACGAGCTAGGTCAGGGACCCGCTCGAGAAGACGGACCAAGGGCCGGCTGCGCGGAAGTTGCCGCTGGTCTTGATTGCGTCGGTGTTCGACGCGGTGATGGCTGCGTCCATCAGGCCGGGGCCGGAGGCGATCAGCAGTTCGAAGCCGCCGCGATCATCACCGTAGAGGTAGATGTCGATCGCATCGCTGTTGGCCGCGTTGACCTGGGCATCGCCAGCGGTGGCGAGCAGGCCAGCGAACGTACCCTGAATGTCTTTCAAACCAACGAGATACGTCTTGTTGGTGTCGCCGAAGACCGTGCTGTCGACGTAGTCACGGTTGAGGTTCAGCGTCCACTCGGTCTTGTTGACGAGCTTGGTGCCTCCACCGTTCTTGGGACCATGGAGGTAGATCGCGCCATTCTTTCCGTGAAGGGCGGTTCCTGCGACTGCCACGGGGCTTTTCCTTTCAGGTTAGCTAGTAGATAGTCCAGGTCCCGGCAGCCCTGAAGTTGCCCGTGCAACGGACAGCATCAGAGACCGAGGCGGTGACACTCGCATCAAGGAACGCGGGACCTTCGGCAACTAGGAGAATCCCGTCATCCGCATACAACTGGACGTTGTAGGCAACGCCGTCGCTGTACTGGATCGACAGGTCCCCGTCGGTCGAGAACAAGCCAGCGAAGGTCCCCTGGATGTCCCGAAGACCTGCCGCATACACCTTGTTCCTGTCACGGAACGTGGAGACATCGGCATAGTCTCGAGACATGTTCAGAGTCCACTCTGTCTTGTTCGTGATCTTGCTTCCGTTGACGTAGATGGCACCGTTCTTGCCGTGGATCACGGTCACAGCCATGGGCTAGCTCCCCGGCTGTTCTGTCCAGATGGAGTACGAGCCTCCAACCTGGTAGATGCGCTTGCCCTCCGAGTCGATGTCTGGCCCCGTCGGCAGATCAGCCACCCGTCGGCAAAGCATGCTGTTCTGCTCATCCATCGCGAGCACAGCCTCGTTGAGTGCCGCTGCGATGAGCGCGTCGATGTTGTTGGCATCGACGGGGTTCTCCGCGAAGACCGACACGTCGATCGTCACCATCAGGAACATGGCTGACCAGGTATACGAATACGGGGCGGCCACGAGCTGATAGGTGAGGAACGGGTATCTGACCTTGCGGGGAGCAATCCCCTCATGGATCCCGCCTGCGATGGCGGCCACGAGAGCCGGAGAAGCACGAAGCTTCTGCACGATCGCTCGCTTGATGGGGGCGGAGGACGTGGTCATCCGTTCCCCTTCACAATCGCACCTTGATCTCGATGGCTCCCGCCCCGCCGCTGGTGCGAGCGGCCTCGGCGACAGCAGCCTTCACCAGGCTGACGATGGTCTCCCTACTCTCAAAGAGAGCGGGTCGCAGGTATGGATGGGCCGCGTTGTGTCGCGTCCCGAACTCCATGAACTTGGCGTACCCCGTGGGCGACACGACCCACGCCTCGGCACGCTTTCCCTTGGGCACAGCCCGGGTAGCAAAGATCTCGCCCCGCAGGCGGCCCCCCACCGTCATCCGGGACACCGCTCCAATCTTGCTCATGTAGTCCGCACGCCCGCTCTTGACCTCTGCTGCCCCCCTGCGGGACAACGTGGTCGGTTCCGGCGGGCGAAAGACATTGGCGTTTCTGGCTTCCTGCCGGGCCCTCATCTCGGCCTGGTAGTTGGAGAGATGCCACTGCGCACCTCCAGCGCCGAGTGGATCGAGCTGTCCAACCTTTCGCCCGCCTTCGGGGTTCACGGTTCTCCGCAGCCAGTGGCGTGGAGGCTTACCGCCCGTGATCTGCCAGTAGTTGTCGGAACCACTCGTGGCCGAGCCCCGGTTGTAGACCGTCTTGGGGGCCTTTGTCGCAAGATCGGGGCCCAGGCCCAGCATGGTCCGGAGGGCCCTGTCGTGCTCGACCTCGCTGGCCCGCTTGAAGCGGATGTTGTACCTCGTGTCGGTGAACAGGTTCCTGACCGGGGCCAGCGCCTTAGCCCGTGTCTCGACAACGACTGCTGCCTCGCTCAGGGCATTCGTCGCCGCCGCGAAGATGGCCTCACCGATCCATTGCAGCGTCATTCGCGCTTCCTCAGGCTGCACGTCAGCAATGGAAGCCACGTCCCCTCAGCCGTGGTGTCGCTGACCGTGTAGTCATCCTTGGGATTGGTGTCGACGTGGACGTGATCCCCGACCTTGATGTCCGTCCCGACCGGGAGGAACAGGCGATAGGTGTTGACCGTGACGACCATCCCCGTGTCCACGTCCTGGGTAGGGGTCGGAGTTGAGTAGAACCACCCCTGGACCTGGGTACGCCTGGTCTCGCTGGTGATGCTGTAAGCGAGAAAGTCATCCCCGTAATCACCGCCGGCAGGAGGGGGAGCTTCGGATCTGCGCTCGATGGTCAGCGGGGTGACCATGCCCAGCATCGCGAGACCACGGATCTGGTTCAACTGGTTCTGGGTGAGAAGGCGATCCTGTCTGGGCATGTCAGCGGATCGTGATGTTGTCGGCCCTGTAGGCACTCAACAGAAGCGCCGCCTCGGGAACCTCGTTGTCGAGGCCGGCGATCAGCGATGTGGGGAGGGATCGGCGTAGATCGCGCTCCATGTCCACCTCGGCCACGCGCAGCCTGGTGAGGTGCGCCATGCCACGGGACTGCAGCTCGGCCTGTCCGTGGAGGTGGGCCACGATGTGCCCGGTCCCGTACTGGATGTCGGACGGGAGCTTGTAGTGGTAGGTCGCGGTTGCCGTGTCCGTGGCGAGCAGGTTCTCGTTGAAGACCACCGCTCCCTCGTTCGCGTCGACCGTGTAGCCCGTGGTGACGACCGTGCCGTTGACCTTGATCACGGGCTCGCGGCCGGTATCGACATGCCAGAACTGGTTCTGCGCACGCCAGGTCTGACCATCGGCGCAGGTCATCTCCTCGTCCGTCTCGGTGAAGTCCCAGCCGTAGGTGTAGCTGGTCTTCGCGAGGGGAACGGCGAGTGCGACGTTGGGGATGATCAGGGCGTTGAACAGGCCCGCGCCCGTCATCGCCAGGGACACCACCTCGAAGTACCGCTCCGTCGGGTTGATCATCAGCTCGGTCGGGGCGATGTTGATGTACTGGGTGTTGGTGACGTAGATGCGGAACTGCTGGATCGCCAGGATCGGGTAGTGGAACAGGTACTGGCGCCGTCGGCCGATGTCGAACGGCGTCTGGGGGTAGCCCCAGGTGTGCGTCTCCTGCGTGATCGTGCCGCCGCGAAAGTCATGCTTCTGCGGGATGCGGGGGACGTTGCAGTAGGCGTCGACGACTGACGACGCCTGCTTGCACAGCGAGAGCAGCTCCGTATCGTCAAGCTCGGAGATGTCGATGCCGAAGCCCATTTCCCGGAACCTTTGCGGTGTCAGGTACATGCGGCTTCACCTACATCCCTGCTGCGTTGTGCGATATCATCTTCGCCATGAGCAGAGAAACGCACTACGACTGTCAAATCGTCCACCTAAATCGAAAAGGTGAGGAGTCAAGCCTTCGCCACAAGCCGACGTGCCAGGTGGCCGAGGGCCACGCCGGGTCGACCATGAAGTGCCCTGCCTGCGCTAAGGAGTACCAGGCGACGTACTGGACGACGCCTGGACGGCGGGACCAGATCCGATCCCGGAAAGGCGTGAAGCGGAATAGCCTGCACTTTCATTACGCATGCACGCTGCCCGTCGAAGACCATCCGATCCTGAGAGGAGTCGGGCGCGACCATCGAGCTGGATGTGCGATTGCCGAAGACCATGTCGGTCCGACCAGCAGCAACAACTGCCCTGCCTGCCGCAAGGTGAACCAACGACGGACCAGTCGAGCGACCGGCCTCCGGCATCGCCACCAGATGACGGTGGTCGAGTACGACCACCTGTTTGAGAAGCAGCAGGGTCGCTGCGCGATCTGCGAGAGGGCCCAGGAAGGCTTGCGCCTTGCCGTAGACCACAGTCACCAGACCGGCGAGCGGAGAGGTCTCCTGTGCCGGGCTTGCAACCTCGGCCTGGGAAACTTCCGCGACGACCCCGCTTCTCTTCAGCGAGCGATCGAGTACCTGGTCAGGGGTTAGGCTGAAACCTTGACCCTGATTTTATTATTCCAGGGCAAGACCTTCACCGCCAGGCCGTTCATCATGAACATGATGTACATGTGCGTGAGCTGGCCGGCGATGCCGATGGGGATCTCGAGGACCGTCGGCCCGGGGGAGCCGAGGTACGGGAGGGTGATCGAGGACTCGTCGAGGAGGTACAGGTCGCGCCGGAGCGTGCCCCCGCCGTCGGTGTAGCTGGCGATCGAGTCGCCCGGGACCACCGCGAACGGCACCTGGCCGGCGATCGTGTTCACGGCCTGGGCCGTGGCACCGACGCCGATGTTGACGTAGTTGGGTCCGACCAGCCGGACGTTCTGGTCCTGCTGCTCGTCGAACGTGATCTTCTCCTGCGGGTGGCCCCACATGATGGAGATCAGGCCCTGCTTCTGGATGACCGGCAGGATCGCCTTGTCGACCGCGTTGCGGAACGAGCCCGTCGGGTAGGTCGCCGTGGTCGTGGGAACGAACGTGGACGGGTCCACGTCGATGGCGTCACCCGTGTCGAGGATCGAGCGAAGACCGGTGAAGCCGTTGGCGTCGTAGAGGCCAAGCTCGTTCGCGGCGGTGCCGCCGCTGTCCACGGCGTTGCCGCCGAAGATGGTCTTCTGCATCTTGTGGCTGATGGCGCGAAGCCCACCCTGAAGCTCGATGGCCTCCGGGTTGTAGTTCATGCCAC